ATTTACATTACAGGAAATAGGGAGTACTTAAAGTACTGAAAATACTGCGTTTCTGTTTACCTATTGTGTGTTAAACGTACATTATAGATTTGTGTGTATTTGATTTTATATGACAGATGTGTGTGATATGCTTACAAAAAAAACAGGGCTTTTAAAGGCCCTGTTTTGATTTATATCTTTTTTTTTAATTTTATAGGCGAAATATTAATTGATAATTTCTACTATCGCACAGTAGCACCATTGGTTATCTTCGTAACCCCCCATGCTCAAAGCATCAGGTTCACGGTATCTCCAAGCTTTTTTTACTCTTACAAATACTTCTTTGTTTGTTAACTTATCGAAGTATTTGAATTCTTGCCCAACTGTGTAAGGTTCGTCGAAGTCATATAATTGTCTTTCGTTGTTATTCTCTTCTGCTGACAACTCCAGACTTTTTAACTCTGATTTTATTTTTTCAATATAATCAAAGTCATTATTTTTAGATAATCTTTCAATTTCTTTCAAATTATCATTTATAACATCAATTCCGTTTTGGTATTTTTTCCCTTCAACGCTATATTTTTTGACATAATACAGCATTGTATCAATGCCTTTTTTCTTGCTTTCAATTTCTTTTAAAGTTGCTTTTTCTTTAGCTTCTCTTGATATTTTCTCTAAATCAACTGGATATAAAATTACTTCTGTGTAGTTCATATAACTGTTATTTTTAAACTCAACATTTACATTGAGTTCAATAACTTTGTCTAAATTTCCCTTTGCCATTTCTTTTGTAAAGTTGTCGTTCATAACAATCTTTACTTTTTTTCCGTTATACGCTGGATCTGTAGCTTCAGCATACTTTCTTCCAACTTTCTTTATTTCTAATTTTTTTGATTTTTCTAGTTTCATTTTAATCACTCCTTGAATTTTTTTAAGGATTGTGATAAAATAAATTGAGTGTTTAGCGATACTCTGAGTAGTTCATCTTGGCGGGTGGCTACTCTTTTTTTTATTCTATCTTCCTCTATCTTGATAATATTATACTACATTTTTATATAAATGTCAATACCTTTTTTATAAAAATGTATTATTTTTTTAGTTTTTTTATTAGAGCGTCGGTCCTGTTACCGCCGACTTCATCCAGCACTCTGTATATAAGCTCTTTTTCTTCTTGAGTCACTCTGAAGCTTATATTTTTATCCCTTTCTCTTCCTGTTGCTTTTCTGCCCACCTTCCAGGCAGGTGTTTCTCCTCTCTTCACTCCTCTCGGCTTTACCTTTTCCATATCTCCACCTTTCTGTTACTTCCATCTTGATACTATTATACTATATATTTATAAAAAAGTCAATACCTTTTTTATAAAATGAATATAAATTTTTGCAATAAAAAAAGAGGGTGACCGTTACTGGCCACCCTTAGTCATTTTACTGTCGCAATAATACAGCAGTCCGATGGAGATTGCTGTTGTGATAATTACTATTATCAGATTTTCTGTCAGCATTGTATCCCTCAGCGTTCTGACTACTTCTGCAGGAGGTCCCCCTCCTTCATTTGCAATTCTTAACATATTCCGCATAAATTGGTATTCCCTTATCTTTATAAGAGCAATATTTTCAACCAAGAAAAATAAAATAATCCTGATTATGTATTTGTTTGCATAATTTATTTTACTACTTTTCTGTGCATGCTTGTGCTCCCTTCCGGGGAACATTTTTTCCCAAAGCGTTTTTCTAGTCACCATTTCCATCACCGCCGTCATTCCGCGGAGGGAAGTATCTGTCGATAAGCCTGTCCAGTATTGTCGGCATCTTGACAATAGCTAACTCGGACAAAGGCTCAATCAGAAACCCTATCCCGAAAATAATAAACATTATGGCGACGTCAAGCTTAAGTATTTTCGGGAACATGACCATAAGAAAAATATAAAGGGCATCCGCCAATGCCCCGTTCAAAAGCCGTACCCAGAACGGCTTGATATCGATTTTATTGTTCGCCCGGAATGTGATGTTACCCAAAAATCCGAGCAGTACGCCGTACGAGATCATAACTACCTCCTTCGCCGTTTCTGTATCCAAACCAAAAAACATAAATAACTCCTTTCTTCTGTCAGTTATAGTGCGGCAGGATTTTCCTTCTTTTCAATATTAAAAATATCCTGTACTAATTTTTTCGGATCAAGTTCCACTCTTAGAACTTTGATGGCTTTATGTATTGCTTCTTCTCCTAAATTTTCAACCACATCAGGAATCCATTTTCTGTCAATTTCTTTTTCTTTCAGAACATATTCCTCTGCCCTATCCCAGAAATTGTTTACAACAGCCTCAAATTTTTCAAATCCTGCTTTTCCTGCATTTACTATCTCACTTCTGTATATTGCAGTTTTTGCTAACTCTCCCACTTTGTTGATAACGTACATTTTTACCATTGTTTCAGTCATTTTAGATCACTCCTTAAAATTTTTTTTGTTAAACAAGTTCATAATGTGGTGTGTCATAGAGAGTTTTCCAGTCTCCGCCCCACACTATATCCAGTCCCATTTCTTTTGCCACCGCTTTGACATGTCTTGAGATTTCAACAAGTTTTTTGTTGTCAAACATTTCTGCATCCGTAGTGCATTTTACATAGTTACCGTTCCCGTCATAATGACCGCAAACAGCTATGTCTACTGCGTGGCCATAACCATCTGCTTTCGCCTGATGGTTCGATTTTCTGTTGTATCCATCAAGTTTTGTGACGATTTTACCGGGCTTAGTTCTTCCCTGTTGGTATAAACTGTTCTGATATTCGGCAGTCCTTAGACCCTGTACAATTTTAAAGTCGTATGGGCTGTCGCTTATTGCTTTTTTCATGAGTTCAATCAGTTTCGGATGCACTCCCTTCATTTTTTCGATGCTTGCATCTGATAACACGTATTTTTTCTTTGGATTGGCATCACCTCCTATATCCTCAGTAGTCAGAATTATTTCACCTCCTTCTACCCTGAATCCTGTGACTTTTAACTCCCTTCCTTCATGTAAAAACTCTGTCCCTATGAGATTTCCTATGTTCATTTTTACATCACTTTCCTTCCTATCAGTTCCATATCTTTTAAATATTTATAAAGTTTAGTTGGGTTAAATTGATACCCGACCCTGTCTTTTAACGATTTTAGCTTATAAGTCAAAGTAAATTGTAAAGCGTAATCTATTGCGTTCAGGCAAAACTCACTGCAAAAATATCTGTCGTCATTCTGGACTTTACTCGCATAAAAGAACTGGCCTAAAATTCCTAAGTAGTCGTACCCTTTACCTTGTGCTGTTTTGAAAAATTCTATTACATCTTCGGCTCTAATATTACTGTTTAGTTCATATATATCAAAGTTCTTTTTATATTTAAAAGGTCTTTCTCTAACTCCACCCGGGTTCGAGAGAAAAACTTGATTATTATAGATAAATTCGCAGTGTGAATATTGTCCGAAAGTCCATGCGGAAATTAAAAACCCCACTATACCGCGGGGTCTGTGAAAGCTTATATACAGTTTATCTTTTTCGAGTTGCATATTACCTCCTTTTTAATCGTGAGATTAATCGCGAGATTTTAACACGATTAATCTACATATTTTTGTAAGCTTTTTCGTATCTATCTTTAGCGTCATATTCTTTAAGCTCTTTATCTGTTAAATTTTCCAGATTATGCGATAGTAATGTCTCTGTAGCCATCGCCTTAGTTGTATGTGCCTGCATTATATTTGCCATCCTCAACATATCCTGTAAGGTCAGATTGACGTATTTTTCACTGTTATCCTTCGTGTAGAACTTCCAGTTCTCGAATTCCGTCTTTTTCATAGCCTGACACATTACCACTATCCTAGTCAGGTTAGACTGGTCTATACTCCTGTTGTTCTGCAAGTATTTCACACCGTTTACTTCAAATTCAAACGGAGCTACGTCATATTCCAATCTCAACTCATAGAGTTCCTTTTTTATTTCCTCTATTTTCAACTTTCTGTCAAAGATTTCCTGCTGAATTTCAATTTTTCCTGCTTTACAGACTAATATATGCCCTTCAGCTTTCATTTTCTCATATTTGTTAAAAGCTTCTTCATTCACTTCAACATAATCAAAATTTTCGACATCGTCTTTTAAAGAGGGCTTTTCATCCATTTTAAAAAATTGCCCTGTTAACTTATCTATCCACAATATAATTTTCATACTACCTCCTATACTCTGACCCATACTTGCATTACTGTTCCTGTATTTGCACCGACAGAATGAATAACCGTCCCACGCAGTTCAATGTGTAGCCCGCCATTATTATGAACAAAAGCATGTCCGCCTTTCACAAAAGTAACAGTTCCCCTCATGCTGTCACTCCCAACTTTGTAGTAGATGACTATTTCATTCCAGTTCGCGGGAACAGCCGCAATACTTCCACCAGGAGCTATATAATTGTTGCTGTTGTAAACATTTGACCAGTTAAATCTCCCATTTGCGTTAACTGCATAATTCCATGTTTCAGTTATTCTAGCATGTGCATGTTGAATGTTGCTGTCCCTTGATGCCATATCAAAATTATCCATGATTTCACACCAATTTCCTCCATTCCGATTTGGAACTTTATAATAAGCACGCCCTCCGTTCGTGTGGAATGATCCAACATAATTCCCTGTATCACCATACATATGTGCTTGCGAAGGCATCCATGTCTCACTTTTATTTGCCCTTAAAACCCAATCAACATTATTGGAACTTCTGTACCCTTTTGAAAACGGAATATATGGCGACAAATCAGGTTTTGGTGCAATCTCTTTAATTTTTGCATATGTTATTATTCCTGCCTTATTTTCTTCAGCAAGGTCTGTGTATTTTACATAATCATTATTAACTTCTGACTTAAAAGAATTGAACATCCCTACGGTCACAAGTGCCGCGGTGTCAACAGATAATGAAACATTATCGGTATTACTCAAATTGAATATAAGTTCCACTGTCACTGTACTCAAATTAATTCCGTTTGTTGCAGGCATGAAGTCAGCAGTACCTGCAACGGTAACTGCAAAAAGAACTTCTGTTCCTGCTGTATCCTTTGCATAGATTCCCAAAGTTTCCATACCGTAACCATTCATAAGTCCAGAGTTGTTGAACGTGGCTGTCACTTTAATCTGCGATGTTCCTATTTTCTCAACTTTACTGACATTCACTGTCTGTTTTACTTCATCAATATTAATAAGCGTTTCAAGGTTTACTGTATCAGCTAGTTTATTGCTTGATACAGATATCTTCGTAAATGTCAACTCCGTTATTCCTGCAATTTCTCTAGTTATCAAATCTTTTCCTTTGTCAGTTATTCCTGTTCTTTTTATACTTGCCATTTCTATCCTCCTATCTCGATTAATGTGTTTATGTTTGTCACGGCTCCAACGGAAACATACAGCGTATTAACAACTTTCGGAGTAAGTATATTAATACTGTTAAATCCTAAGTTCGCGGGCAGTATTGTTTTGAGCATATTATTCAACTCGTCGTATTTTTTTGCATCGTCAAACTTAGTTGTAATTCCCAGTTCATATACGTTAAAATTGGGCCTCAGTTCGTAGTTTCCAGCACCACATAGCTGATCCATTCTGTTCACAAGTACACGCCAAGTGTATGGTATCTGATCGTTCCAATAAGTTAAAACCCTAAAAATTCTAATCTCCAGCGTATCATTTTCATACCTGTGCAGTCCCAGCATCTCTTCAAACTTGCTTATCCCATCCTCGTCACAATATTGAATAAACTGGTTATTAAATACTTTCCTAAGTAGCTCCCACAATAACCTCAACTCGGGTTCTTCTGATGCCATTATGTTCCTTATCTCCCTGTACTCCTGCATAAACTGAGGGAGGTATGATAGCAGGTTGACGTTAATATTTTCTAAAATCATACTGTGATACCTCCCCATACAGGAATCTGATACTCGGTCAATTGCAGATTATTAGGGCTTCCGTTAATTGTCGTGTTCTGAATGTCCAAAATCCCATTTATGTCGAGTATTTTAGCTTCTATACGCGACACCCTTACAACAAGGTTATTACTCACTTTTTCATTTTTCAGAGCCCATGTTTTTCTCAGTTCCAACAAGTAGTTCTTCACCACTTCCTCGACTTTTAATTTTACAAGTGGCCACGAAAAATTAGGTTCGAAAGTGATACTTGTATGAATGTTAATTGCAACGTTGCTTGTACCCTGTACTGTGACGACATGGCCTATCGGAGCGACTCCGAGACCTCTTGCATCTTTAGTCGGATCCATTGTGTCCTGTACTTTTTTAATCAGAGTAGGACTTGCCTGATTAAAATCACTGTCAAGTACGGTTAATAAAACAGTTCCGCCACCATTCCAAACCGGTGTCACCTTGACAGCTCCCACGCCCTCGATTTCGTGCACTTTAAGTTTATAGTCAGATATGTTCCCTCCATATGCCTTCATGTTAAAACTGTCAAAGTACCGTTGCCGTAACTTTTCTGTCTCCTCTTCATCCTGTCCGGGAATTAAAAGTTCCGTTATCTCAGCTCTACCTAATCCATTAATATAATCAATCGGGATTATATTTCCTGTTTTTCTTCCTCCGTCCCTTCCAGGATTTTCGCATTCAACCTGATACTCGTATAATCCAGTTCCTGTGTTGTGCTGTATGAATTTCGTAACCATGTAGTTCAGCTCGTCCAAATTAAATCTGCTACCCAGGGGTACTTCTACATCAAAAATACCTTTTAGAATTGCCTTGCTTGCCTTGTATGGAGTTATCCCTCTTTCGCTTGCCCTTCTTATCAGATTAGGTCTGCTGGCTGTATCCCCAAATGTTTCCTGTAATATTATAGATAATGCAAAATACATGTCCTCCAGTTCTTTTGCGGCAGGGGCAAGGGCGTCCCACATGACAGAGCCTTCCCTTTTATCCATGCTGTTTGGAACTCTTGCAAGCATCCGTTCCATTATTTTTTCGTAAGTCATTACTTCAAACATTAAGCTATCTGCACCTCCTTTTCCAGTTCCAGATTTCCAAAAATTGTGACTGCTTTAAATTTGACATGCACCGTTCCTCTTTTCAGTGTCTCAAATTCAAAATCTGCCACGTCAAGTATTCTAGTATCCTGTTCCAATGCTTCTTTTACCCTTCTTTCGATTTCAGGGATACAGTAGCTTACAGGCATTCCAAACAGATCTTCAAGTTCTATCCCATAATTCCACGAGTAGATTATATGTTTGTATCTTTCTGTTCTTATTATTTTATAAATGGCCTGTTCCATTGCTTTCAGCTCATCCGTATAGTCTTCTATAACATTTCCCGATAAATCCATTTTATAAGTTTTTGTGGGTCGTTCTATTATCCTGATGTCTGAAGTCAGTCCGTCGTTACGAGGTATCATTACAACCACTCTCCTTCCGTATGAGGGTCTTTATACCTATCCAGCACAATGTAAGTCTGTCCGCCCTGTACTTTTAAAAGCACGATGTCCTCACCGACCTTCAGTCCGTTATGGACAGTTATCCGTTTTCTGCCCTTATATTCGTGCTTATGACTTTTAATATCTGTCAGAGCACCTTCTACAAGCTCAAAATCTTCTGTTTCATGACTAACCGAGATGTCAACATCATAGTCCCTGACAAGATGAGTGAGAATAAGATCGTCCTCTTCCAGTATCAGCTTCTGGTCTACTCTGACACTGATAGGATTCACAGATTCTACTGTGCCTTTTCTGTGCTCGAACGGTTCTCCCGCATCATTCGTTGTTTTCGACAGTTCTTTCAACAGTTGTACCAGTTCCGCCATTCTTATCACTCTCCTTTATTCCCATCTGTCCTATAAAATCAATAGACATTACATGTTTCTGATATTCAAATTTATGCTTAACTTTATCCACTATCATATAGTTCTGCACTACTATATCCCCGACATTAAGTTTTATGAGCATACTTGAGCCACCTCTGACCCTTATGTCGCCGAAGACATTTTCCATCGCGAAAGTTCTTTTTTTGTGATTATACAGTTTTAAAAGACTTTCCACTTTTTCCTTTATTTTCGCCTCAGTCATTTTCTCGTCCACATTTTCAAAGTACTGTAAAATACCCCATGATTTTATGTTAAAAGGGTCTTTCACCATGTATATTTCCCTTGTTTTCGCCTCCTTATTGACCCTTAAGAGCTTTATCTGATTATACGTCTTGTCATCTATACTTGTGCTGTATTTATAATCAGTTGCACTCTTGTCGTCAAGAATGAGGTCAAGTATCCTCATTTTCTCGTCTTCCTTAAGTGTAAGCTTTCCATAATCATCATAAAAAATGAACTGTTTCTTCGTGTTATATAGAGTTTCGGTAAGTGCATACAGTATCATGTCAAATAAAGTCTTGTTGTCTTCTATCCTCTTTTCAATCTTAAATCCTGAGTCTTCCAGTTCCCCAATTTCAAGCTTAAAGTCTTCTGCTATCCTTTTTATTATTTCCGTTGCTGTCACATTTTTAAATATATATGTGTCCTTGTTTTTTAAGTACCTCAGCTGATCATATGCGGTAACTTTAATCTTGCCTGATTTTGTCCTGCTACGCTTAAAAATATAACCTAAAAAAAAGGGGACATCCTTGTATTTCACGGATACCCTGTTCCCTTCAGTAAATTCTATTTCCTCTTTCAGCACTTCAAATTCAAGCACTCCACAAGCTTCTTTTCTCTCCGTTGTCCATTCAAGTGATGTTACAAGCGGAATTAAAACCTGACCATTTTCCAGTGTTACTGTCAGTTCAATGTCTTTTTCAAGCTCAAATTTTCCGACTGACTGTTTTATTGCCGCATTAATCCAGCTTTCCCTGTTCAAGTCTATCAGTTTGATTCCTTTTAAGTCCGGCATAATGCTCATTCTTTAAGCCTCACTTTCTGCCCCGGAATAAAGTCCGTTATTTTGTCAAAAGCATTAAGTTTCATGACCTCTGCCATTTTCTCAAGTCCTCCTGTATGCTGACGGCATATGTTCCACAGAGTTTCCCCTGCCTCGGTTGTAACTATCCTGTCCAGTATCGCTGTTACTGCACGCGGTTTTGTGATAAACCCCGAAATCTTGTCATCCAGTATTGTCAGAGCTGTTGCCCTAGGGTCGCGGTATTCTTTGAGCTTGATTTCAACAGGGATATCCATGAATTCATCCGTATCGTCAGAATAAGTGAACTCTTCAAGTGTGACTTTCATGTTTGTGTTAAAATACCCCTTCCTGTTCGGATATCTACGAGACACAATGAACTGGAACACTTTCCTGTCCCTTTTCAGTCTCTGAAGTTTATCCAAGTAATATCCCGGCTTGTTAAACCCCTGCAGAGTATTCAGATAGGGGTATCTGAATGCAGGAAGGACAATTTTGAATGATATTTCCTTAAGCCCTTCGGACTTCAGCAGATTCACTTCTGACGCATTTATAAGTGACACTGTTTCATTCCTGTTCTTCATGCTGTATGTTATTTTGTCAGGATTCACCGGTATCAGCATTCTGTCAATATAAATATCGTACATGTTAATGCACCCCCTCTGCCACAATGTTCATTTTCTCTTCTATCTTTTCAGTCAGTTTATTTATCACTTTATCAATGTCAGCTTCATTTTCTATTGTATTATTGTTATTCATTTCCACTTTTATTTCAGCTGTCGTGAACTGGTTGATATGTTCCTGTTCCGCCAGTTCCCTCAGATATTTCAAATCCTCTTCCGTATCCTCAAGACTGTTGGCCATTTTCCCTGTGTTGTCAGCGGTTTTTCCTGTATTTTTTCCTACTCCGTTAGGGTCTTTTCCTCCACCGCCTCCGCCACCCGGCATTCCAGTTCCAGCCGGATCAAGTCCTTTCCCTCCTCCGAGGTCGCCAAGTTCACCTTTCAGCATATCTTTTGTATTTTTGTAACCGTTTTTTAAGTCATTTTCCCATTTTTTCTGTTTTGCATTACCTCTTTCTGCACCTTTTCTGTACGCTGCACCTGCATCTTTTTTATCAAGCTTATAGTTTATTTCTGCTATTTGCGGAGCTGAGAAATTAGCCCTTGCAAGTTGCATGGCTCCTCCTGTCGAGGTAGGCAGGTTAATCCCAATTGCAGATAGTAAAGGGGCTGCACCGCTCATTGTTTTTAAAAGTCCGTTGATGAACTTATCCGCTTCACGCATTATCCAGTTAAATGCATCTATGAATATGTTTGCAAAATTCGACAGTCCTTTCGCCGCACTTCTTATAAGCCCATTTATACCTCTTATAATTCCGTTTATAGCGGATATTATCGCATTGACTATGCTTGCCCATATGTTCCAAAGCATAGCCTTCATCCAGTCAAATGCCCCTACAACAACTCCTGTGACCGTGGCAGTTTTTGTCATAGTTTTAATAAGATAAATCATACCTACAACTAAACCTATCACAACCGCAATGACCGCTACTATTGCAACAACAATCCACGTTCCTGGAAAAGCGTATATAGCCGCATTCAGCCCATACTGTGCTATTGTGGCTAATACTGCCGCCATTTGTAATGCCGTATCAGCCGCAACTTTGAGCCATGCTGCAGTGTTATAAGCCCATATCGCAAGAGTTGCTATCCCTTGAGCCAAGGCATATACCCCCATTGCGGCCGCAACTCCTATGACAACTGGGCTGATTAAGTCCCATTTTTCATAAACCCAGCCTGCAAGTTCCAATGCTTTATCAAATACTGTTGTCATCACTCCGGCCACCATTTCGAACGTACTCGCCATGCTTGTTGCCATCGACTTAAATTTTTGGCTGTTCGCTACCTGATTAATCATTCTAAGCAGAGGGTCAAATGTTCTTAGTGCAAAGTTTCCTGCTTTCACCCAAACTTCGCCCCAGGTCATAGGTAGTTTAGAAAAGTCCCTGTTGATGTCATCCGTCATCCCCAGTACTGCTCTTCTCACTACATCTGCGGTTATTTTTCCTTCGGATGCCAGTTTTTTAAGGTGGTCTTGAGATACACCCATTTCCTTTGCTATTGCCTGAGTGATAAGAGGAGCATTTTCCCTGATACTCCTGAACTCGTCTCCCTGCAGTACTCCTGACGCAAGTGCCTGGTTAAGCTGCGTCATCGCTCCCGCAGTTTCAGTTGCGGATGTTCCCGCCACTTTAAATGCTTTTGTTGCGTTACCCATGAACTGTATTATCTCAGCATTATTTGAAAATCTTTTTCCGGCAAGGATTCCGAGCTTGGCCACATCATTTGTAAAACTGTTCAGTGGAACTCTCGCCTCCTGTGCCATTTGATATGCGGCGTTTTTCAGATTATTTTTCTGTGCGGATGTATCTGTTATAAGATTAAGCCTCGCATCTATTGTCATGACTTCATCCGATATTCCAGCCAGTTTCTTCGCACCGTTGACAAGTGCGTATAGTCCTACGGCAGTCTTCAGCTTGTTTATCAGGCCGTTCATGGCTTTACCTCCGCCGTGCATTGAACTGTTCCACTGTTGCTGTTTTGCCGTGTTCTGCTGTGTCTGTGCCCCTGCTCCTGCAAGTTCTGTCTGCAGATTCTGCAGTTCCGCGTTAGCTTTAGCTATGTTATCCTTCATTGTTCCAAGACCTTTGGGGTCTATCTTTTTATTGTCCGCCGCTTCCATAGTGGTTACAAGACTGCTCATGGCACTTGCCATCTTAAGCACGGGAGCAGTCAGCCTGTCCATCATCTGAATCGAAGAGCTTATTGTTCCCATTAGAATCACCTCCTTGCTTTGGACTTCATTTTCTGCATTTCCTTCTTCTCATTTTCAACTTTTAATCTTATGCTTGCTATGATAAATGCTTTTTCTTCTAGTCCGAGCTCTGCAAAATCGCCCGGCATTATCTTAAGCTTGTGGAGGGCGTAATGTGCATACCCTGCCATCGCATCCTCCTCTATTAGTTTTTTGCTTCTTCGATTTTTTCTTCCATGATATCTTTATCGAATCCGCATATTTCCTGTACTTTTTCTGCCAAAGCGTTATACTCACCTGGTAAAAGCATAGCAGATAGGAGTTCCTCTGCAGTCATTACTGCGTAACTGTCCTGTAACTCTTTGTTGTTTAAGTTGGGGTACACTACACATGCAACAAGCAGTTTTTTAAGGTATTCTGTATAATCAAGTTTAGGCATATATACGTTTTTCTTAATCTTAACCTGCGAGGTACATTGATTTCTTAGTTCGTCATCCGTTTCATTTCCTATAGCCCTGATTTCCCATTCTAATGGCTTTCCATCCTCTCCGACAAATCTGTCAGAAATTACCACTTTTTCATTTTCTACCTGTTTTGCATTTCCTTTAAAAAATCCTTTTAAACTATCCATTATTAAATTCAACACCTTTCTAATTAACGTTATCAATATAAAAATAAGCAGACACACTGTTGTATCTGCTAAAAATTTTGCCACTTTCTCAGGATTTGACAGCCAGCTGAAAAATTTTCCCAGCATTACTGCATTCCTGGTAAATTCTTAAATTTTTCAGGAATTTCGAAAGATTCAAATGTAAAGTCAAATTCATCTTCCAAATATTCTGCATCCGCATCTATACTTGCAAGAGTTCCCCCGTCTATGTTACATCCTTTCAGTATGACTGTCTGTCTTCCTACTGTTGAAGTAGGGTCTTCGTTCACAAGCTGCATGTCAAAATATATATCTTCTCCTGTGTTCTGGTATTTCAGTAAAAGTTCCCTGAACAGTGAAGAGTTGTAGTGCAGTTTTGCACTTCCTGAACCTTCCCAGCCTGTAGCCTTGTTCCCTTTTCCTGAACGCCCCATGATAGGAACTTTGGTTTTTGTCTTCTCCATTTCCGCTTTCACGGAAATAACCTGCATTAAAAGATATCTGTTACCTTCTATCGTGACAAAACATCTTCCCATGCTTCCTGATACGGCATCCCTACCGTTCATTGTTGTGCTCATTTCTTACCTCCTTAAATCATTTAGCTAGGCCACTATGACACTCATATATAGTTTTTCCATCGCTGCAACAGGAGTGACCTTATCTGTTACAAGCACTGATTTCTTGTCTTTCCCTTTTTCAACTGTTACATCCTCAGCAACAAAGTTTTCAATTGCCCTGACTCTCTGCAGTTCCTTGTGGTGGTCAACGATATTATCTTTAAGTGATACCCTTCCATCTTCGTCGTTGTCCACTTTTCCGACGAACGACTTGTTGAACAGTTTTGCGATATCCACAGCTATCTGGTCAAGTACTCTTATCACCTGATTAGATGTAAAGTCGTCATTCTTATCCACCGTGATTGATGTAAAAGTATTTATGTCAGTGAGAACAACTGGTTTATTATCGGCCTTGTGGAACAGGAATTTTCCTGCTTTTATCCCATTTTCCAGTGCTGTCTGATTTTCCTTGAATTCAAACGTAAAATCTCCGTCGTAAACTTTATTGGAAACCGACTTGTTGACAGGACATCCCGCTTCAGCTCCTGTAACCCAGTATACCGCAGACGACTCTTTATCGTCTTTGGAAATAGTTTTGTTTTCGACTGAGATAACACCTTCATGGTCTGCATATGCCCCTCTGTATACTACAGTCTGAAACTTAGCTCCAACTTCATCACGCATTCTTTTTGTGAACTGTATGTAAAGTTTTTTAATAGTTTCGTCAGTTGCAAGACATCCCAGTGTGTTAAAATAATAAGTTTCAATTTTATCTAAGAACTTCTGATATTCCGTTCCTGTCACTGCACTTCCATTTGTTCCGTTTTCAAGCGGTTTTGCAACTGTCGGCGTTAATGTTGCACCTGTTTTAAAGTCTACAAAATCATTATTTACTAAATCCTTTGCTGTTTTTACTGTCTGAACATCCACTTTTTTATTGTCAAGCAAAGTAGTCACGTCAAACATCGTAGGAGCGTCAACGTTAGCCGCCACTGTTATTTTAATGCTGTTCCCTCTTTCACCTGCATATTTTGCAGTAGCTAGGTCATTACTTGCCTTTGCCCCTTCATTCAGCTTATAACAGTAGACTGTCTTCGCATTAGAAAATAAATCCCTAAGTCCTTTCATTTTTTCATGATCATAGCTATATCCGAATATTTTCAGGCTGTTTTTCTGAAAATCTGAGTTTTCAACGGTAAACACTTCCCCGTCAACTCCCCAGTCAAGTTCCATTGCCATTGCTGCATAACCTCTATCAGCAAGTGATACGATAGCTCTTGCTAGGCTGACAAAGTTTATATAAGTACCCGGCAAAACTTTATTCTGAAATAACCATGTACCTCCTCCGTATGCCATCTATTCCACCTCTCTCTTTAAAAATTCTTTTATTAAGTTATCCACTTCGTCAAAAGTGTATTCCTTGTCTTCTTCAAGCATTACTCCGAGAATATCCTTCTGCATTTCATATTTTTTAGAATTGTAAAGTTGTTCTTTTGTAAAGCTTGAATTTGTTTCGTTTTTCTTAGCCATTCTTTATGCCTCCTTCTATCGAAAGACTTTCCATCTTATCATTTTCCTTTTTCTCACGAATAAAATAACTGAACTGAATAAAGCTGTGCATATTCCCATCCTGTATCTCAGTTTTTCTCTCAGTGCCTCTCAAGATATCTCCATTTTCCAGCGTTATAAGATTAGTAATACTGTTAAGTTTTTCAATCACATCATATATTTCCCTTGAATTCTTTTTATTTTCATCAGCTATATAATCAATCCCGAACACTGTCACTGCTTTATACCTTGAATCAACAATCTGAGTTTTATCAGTACTTATGACATGCACAAAAAAACAGGGTTCTTCGAAATTCTGAGGAACCTGGTTGATGTAAACCTTTATCCCGAATGTTTCCTTCAGTTTTACAGTCAGTGCATTCATTATGTCGTTTATCATCCTCCAAGCACCTCCTTTATCCACACTTCAAGTTTCTTTTCAATTATTTTCGGTAATTCCTTTTCCAGTTCCAGTTCTGCCTTTGTGAGAAAAAACTGTCCTGTAACCCATGATTTTTTCAATGATTTTCCTATTGCTGGGACATACCTTCCCGGAGTCTGCCTGTGCCCAAACTCTACATAAGACGCATACTCAACACTATTTGTTATTGTTACCGTGTATCCTCCGCCTGTATTAACCGCTTTTGCTCCTATACTTGCGTCCCAGCCACGTCTCAATGTTCCTCCTGTGTGCGAGTATTCTTTGGTTACAGTTTCACCGTTTTTCTTATATGATACTTTCTTAATCCCGTCTTTCACAGGAGTTCCGTCCTTATTCAGTTTAACCTGTCCTTTCCTTTTTCCAGTTTTATATTTCACTTCTTCCCCAAAAATAGGCTTATAGACAGGCGTTCTCTTAATTGCTTTGGCAAGTAACCTTGCACCCAGTTCGTTGGTTATGTTCTCAAGTAGTAGTGCTGTATTTGCCTGACTTAATGTTTCAGCAGCTTTTCTTATTTCCGAAAAATCCACTTTAACTTTACTTGTTCCCATTTAAGCACTTCCTTTGTATGCTTCAAGCACTATTTCCTGGTGGTTCGTATAAACCGCCGATATTCCCGAGTGCTTATATTTCCTTGTTATTCCGTTCTGAGTAACTTCAATTACGCTACCCGGAGGAACATAAACATCAGGAGCAATGAACAGTTTCACGACCTGAGAACTCACAGCAAAAGATTCCGTCTGATTAGTCTGACTGATATTCTTAAAACTTAACCGGCAAGGCAGATTTTCAAATAACATCACTTCTGTGTGAATTGTCGCTCCATATTTGTCTTCAGTATCTTTAAAACCAAATATATTACAAACTCCAGTCCATAGTGACTGTATAGCTTTTTTTGCCTTTTCTAGTTCCTTTACCATACTATCCTCCTGTATCTCAAGAGTTCTTCCTCTCCTCTTGTCATCAGATATGTCGTAAAAACCTCAAATTTGTCTCCCTCGCTTTTTGTATCTTCAAAGACTACCTTAGTATCGCCTTCGCTTATTTCTTTCGCCACACGGTCAAAATCTAAGCCATTCAATTCAAGTTGGTTCAGTGATTTTTTAAAGTATAAAAACTCACCTGTACTCCTATCTATCCAAATGTATTTAAGTCCCTCTGGAACTTTATTCTGATTAGTCTTGTTTTTAATATAAGACTTAACCTTTTCGATACTCTGTTCCAATAAAAATAAGTCGGCATCTACGACTTCATAGCTTACCGACTTTAATGTTTTTATCACGTCTTCCTTAATGTTTTCCACATACTCCATACCCAGCACCTACTTCTTTGGTTTTTTAGCCTTTTCTTCCGAGTCTTCCTCCACTTCATATCCACGATCCCTGAACCATTCGATTAAGTTTTCGTTGTCAGTATTTCCAACTCCGTTGATAAAAGTTACTCCTGCACTCGTCCCTGTGTACTCCTGATTTGGTGATTTTATTACAGCCATTCAAAGCACCTCCTATTTTACTTTAATTTTTCTGAATATTCCCGCCGCTTTGGTAGCTTTCAAAGCAACCGCCGCAACCATTTCAACTTCTCCGGTCTTAACTGCTCCTGCTGTCTTGTAGTCAGGCAACCACGACTTGATTAATCCATTTCCTGTCGGAGCGACTCCGTGGAATCCGTCCATTCCGAATCTTACAGCATATAGAGATGTTTCTCCTGTTCCTGTTTTTGTTTCAGAAACTGGGTCATTTGTTCCAGGTTTAGCCCCAAGATTGATTAATGGGATTCCCGCATACATTTCAACCTGCTGACCAAAATCGTTCATAGAAGTTGTGTACATTGAAGTTCTTCTTGCACACGCTCTTATTCTTGCAATAAGCTGTAAGTTCCCTGCTATCATGGAAGGTGTTCCGTCAAGCCCCATCAGGAATTCGTCCAGCATGTCAAGGAAAGCCTTGTAGTTAGTATCTATTGCAGCCGAAGTAGATAGATCTATTGCAGCTCCCGGAATAAATTCTGTTGAACTTCCTGTGATTGCTTTTTCAAGTCCGTCAAACGCTTTACTGTTCACTGCACTGTCTCCATTTATCACAGTGTTGTTAAATAAAGCAGATGCGGCTTTTATTTTCTGCGACATCTGTAACTGCACTTCTGATACTATTCCGCCCATGTCTGCTATAATTCTGTCAATCTGGAATGATCCCCCAAAGATTTTAAGGTCAACATTGTGTCTTTCTTTTGAAACTTCAGCAGGTGTGTATTCGTGATTGACTTCCCTGAAGTCTGCAGTTGGTTGTGTTTTTAATCTTGTGTATCCGTAAGTCATTGTAGTTCCTCCTCCTGTTGGGGACACCACATTGTCAAACGGTATGTTGTTCATAATAAAATTACTCTTTGCAAATTCGTCAATCACTCCAATCTGCAAATCGTCCTGTACATTCTTTTTAGCTTCTGCTAATGTTATCGGCATATAAGCCACCTCCTATTTTTTTTTAATCTGATTGTGTTGTAAATCTTGCCATTATGGCATCAGCTAGAGATTTTGGGGCTCTGCTTTCTCCTGTTCCTGTATTTCCTTCGCCGGGTTTCACTCCTGTAAAGTTAGGCCCTTTCGGATTTGCCTCTTCAACAGCTTTAAACAGCATTTTACTGTCTTCCGCTTTTTTCAGGCTTTCAATCTGTTCATTGATTCCAAGCAGTACATCACCATCCATTTTGATTTTACTCATATCCAGTAATGCTTTTACTGCCTTGACATTTAAGGCATCCGCTCCAAGCAAGGCCGTATCCACCGCTCCTGCCAGTTTTATTTCCGCAAGTTCAGCATTATATTTATCCGTTGCGGCCTTATTTTCGTTCTGCAATGTTTCAATTGTCTGCTTCAAAGCTTCAATGTCCCCTGTACTATTCTTAAGTGTTTCAAGCTGCTTATCCCTTTCGGATAAATCTTTCTCAACCTGTTTTTTAGCATTGTTTACTTCATCAAATCTTGCTTTCGGGATAAATCCTTTCAGCTGTTCGGTATTTGCTGACAATACTTTTTCAGCCTGTTCCTCCGTCAGTCCAAGTTTTAACAGATCCTCTTTGTTCATAAAATAATCACTCCTTCATTTTTTACGCTGTATGTCAGCGGAATCATATCAGATTTGTTCTTTTACGCCTGCAAATTCTAAAAAAAAGGCGAAATAAAAAAAGAGCAGTCGTTAAACCGCTCTTGAATTATTACTGTTTACTTTCTTCTGTTCTCCATTTGAAAAAATTAGCCCAGTATGGATTTTCATTATCAAATATTTCTTTCTGTTCTTTTGTAAGATTGTGCGGGTAGTCTCTAAATAAATTAAAGATTACTTTCTTATCAAAAGAAAATAAATGTTCCCCAAATGTATCAATATTACTAACCCACCAAACTTTATCGGTAGAATTTTCTTTATAGAAATCACTTAGCATATCCGTCATATCCTTTCACCTGGTCAATTTCATTGGTATTTATATAACCCAAGATTTCTTCAAATTCTTTGTTGTCTTTCAATGAATCTATTTCAATTATCACATTTTTAGGTTTCAATTTTATCCCATACACTGTGTGGGATTTCTGACACCCGAACCTGTTTTTTAGTACTCCGTCAGTCAAAATCTGATAACCGTTGTTAAATGCATCCTGCAGTTCTAAGTAATAATACCTGTTCAATTCTCTCTTTACTATGGCTGCATGTGTTCCAACCCCCAAATAATATTCCTTTTCTTCTTCTGTAATAAAATCTAACAGTTCTTTTATTGCTCTAAAATCATTTGAGTTTTCAACTATTAAACTTTTAACACCTTTCATTTGTGCTATATCCAATATATTTTTTCTGTTCGAAAAAAATATTTGAGAGTTTCCGCCTCTAAAATCTAATACATCCATTCCATTCCTATTCCCGATATAAGCTAAAGCCACTGATGAACAGGATCCGTTTGTTTCATCGCCTCCTGCCAACCTCATTACGATTTCATAATCTTCCAATTCTCTGTTCAATTTTCCCACTTTTTTGTACTCAACCTTGTTAAGTTCCAAGTTTTTCAAAATTGTACTGTTCTTCCTTATTTTTTTTATTATACCACTTTTTTCAGTTTTTTCAAAGGGATTCTTGCTGATATATTTTTCTTTCCACTCACTATATTTCATATCTGCCGGAACATACTCTGTTTCTCCTGTTTTCTCATTTCTTGCGGCTCTTTCACCTTCCATATCATCGAAATAAGGTGCGGTTGTTGTCCTGCAACGCACGTGAAATGGGTTTGCAGTGACCCCAACCTCATAGTCTTTCAGGTCAAATACCTTGCCGTCCATTTCCTGGCATATGTCAGATGTCCTATTATCCAGAGTGGCCACTATTTCATATTTTTCTACACCCAAATCTTGATAACTCTTGAGCCTTGCCCTGCTTGAATATGCGGCACTTTCTGTATACACCAGCCTTGATGCATTGGCTTTTGACACTTTCATTTTCTCAGCTATTTTATCTGCCAGTTTTTCAAGACTGTCGCCTCTGATAAACGCCTGCGTCATTTCAGTGTGCAGAGTATTTATAAGTTTGTCCTTATCTTCCCAGATCCTATCAGAAAAGTTTTTGCCATCAGGAGCCCATGGCTTTTTAATAACTGTGTTTACCAGTTTATCGTTAAGGCTGTATATATTAGTTCCTACTCCTGTACCTTTTGCTATCTGAAAAGCTGTGCGGTTGTACTGATCTTTATAAAGATTTTTAAGATAACTTTCAAACCCACTTTCACGGCCATTATAAAGTTTTTCTATTTCCCCTCTTACCTGCAACTTCATAGCCTCAAGCCTTTCAATGTGTACTCTTGCACTTGCGTTCTCAAGTTGTCTGCTCCAGTCTTTTTTGATCCCGTTTTCCTCTCCGTATTTAATGTATTCGTCAAGCGTCCACTTAAATTCTTTAAGTTCTTTGTCATTCAGCATCTTCTTAGCTTCCGCAAGTGATACATCATTATTTTTAGCTATTCTGTTGTACCATACCTCGATGTCCTTGTTTATTCTAACGATAGCCCTCTCGTATTCAAGTTGCTGTCTCCGGAATTCGTCTCCTGCTATTTTATTAAGCCTTTCCTCTTCCTCAATAAATCTGTCCTGCCAGTATTTCTTACTCATCTACATCATCCGAGTGGTTGTGCTCTCCGAATCCTCCATAGCCCTCTATGTTTTCACTACGTTCTTTTTTCAACCTTTCCTGTTCCGCCTGCACATCTGTAACCCATGGATGCTGGGCAAGTATTGTTTCCTCAGATATTATTCCAACTGAATTTTTAATGTCCGTTATTGCCTGACTTTCATTAACCAGAATATCCCTATTAAGCACGACTTCAACCTTTTCAGCAAGGAAATCACCCTGTCCAGTATTCTTTAAATGATTTGCAACAAACCATAGCAGATCTTCAAAACTTGCTTGAAACTCAGTTTCAAAATCGTTTGCCTCCAAATCAATTTCAGAGTACATGGAACGGATATTCAACTGATTCGGATTATTTCCAAGTGTATCGGCCTTGCTGTCAAATCCTGCTCCATTTTCTATTATTGTCTGTTTTAGAAGTTTCACTATCGCATCATAGTTCCCCGCATTCACTTCAACCTGTAAGCTTGACACTTCTCCTTCTTCCCTGACCTTTACCGCCCCATATGTTGCTAGGTTTCTCCTGAATTCACCTAGGTTCTCACCGTCATAGTTCTTTATAACTAGTATCGTGTTCCTGCTGTCCTCCTGCATGTTGTTCATAAAATCACTCATAAGCATATTAAGTCCGTCCTGTAGTGATTTTACCCTATTAAGCAGAGGCTGCTCCAATTCATCAGCCCTAAAACTTATAAGCGGTATTCTTTGCCAGTTATATGGTGTATCGTCAACTGTCAGATATGCTTTTTTCTCGATCAGGTTAAGCTTATTATCGTTCAGTATGTAATATTCAACTCCTGAGTCCTTGTATAACTCTATATGCGTTTCCTTTTCATATCTTCCGTTCCTGTATACCTGGTTGGCATATTTTCTGATTGCATATTTAAGTTCTGTATGATCGTTGTCAGTCCACACAGGGATAACTTCGACCGAATTAATCCTCTTAAATTTCAAATTTCCTTCTTCGTCGATATATAAAAATAGCCAGCCGATGCCGTTGTTATATACATCAGTGGCTATTCTTTTAATTGTTTTGAGGAATCCTTTATCGAATAAATCATTTAGCAGCTCGTTGTATTTCTCATTGTCAGTACTTATACTGGGTGTCTTGGATGCTATATAGTTCACCTTCTGCTTTACCAGTTTTTTATACTGATTATTAACAATCTTATTATTCGGCAAGTTATGGACTGTTATCAGTTTCCCGTCATCACCTATTGCAGTTCTGTTCCTTTTCAATATGTCGTGTTCTCCCGCATAATATCTGTTGCCGTCAAGCATCATTCTGTAACTGTCACTTGAAAAATGCCACATTATAATGCTTTCAACTTCCGATAAACTTATGTTGTCCTTTTCCATTTTATCTTTTCTCCTAAAAAATCTTTTTATAAAATCAAACATTTCAGCTCCTTAATCAAAAGAAAATGTAGGGCCTTTCGTGTAGTCTTCCAGTGCATACCGCATCGCATCCATCAGGTGGTTAAAATCGTCCACAGGCTTATTAACCGCATTATCGAACTTATCTTTGTCCCACATGTAGTTGGATATCTCGGTAATGAAATTAACGCATCGTGGATGTATTATGATTTTATAATCCTGAATGTACTGGATTCCGTTATTAATACTGTCCTTACCTTTCCTTGAGTTTCTTATTCCCTTAAGTCCTAAGTCATAAAGCTCGTCTATTGACTTCGGCTCCTGACTGTCGGCAGTTATTTTCTCCTTCCCATACCCCTTACGGATTATTTCTTCCGCTATCTCCCTGTTCTTCATGGCATTCTGATAGATTTCATCAAATACGTATATTGTCCTGTTTGCTACATCTATCAGTCCGCAGAACAACGCAGTGGGGTCATTGGTATATCCAAAATCAAGCCCGAATGCCGATTTGACTCCATGCATTTTTGCCACTTCTGTATAATCAAATTCCTTCTCTTCCCAGTTCTCATAGACAAGTCCATCTACTATCCCCCAGTTTCCAAGCCCTGCGACCTGATATCTTCGTGGATTATTTTTCTTCATGTCCTCGAACAGCTTCTTATCGCTTTCGTCAAGCCATTCGTTGCACATGTAGTTCGTTGTCTTGGCCAGTATGTTTTCATCCTCGACGTCAAAAAATCTTTTTTTGAGCCAGTGCCGTTCGTTCCAGGGGTTGAATGATATTATAAACTGCTTGAATAGAGGTGGTTCCACAATCCCCCTGATACTTTCGTCAAGCATAT